TGAGCAAACCAATATGGTCAATAACAACAATAGTTATTTCATTTGGGTCATCAGGAATATATATCTTATTGTATTTATCCTGCTGTACTATCTCTCCACGTTCTAAAGCATAAGCTTTTAGTTCTTTAGCAATACCTACAGGATTCTCAGGACCATCGATAATAGTAACTACATCCTCAAGCTTTGTCATATAGTCTTCATACATAAGAAATAGATCGTGCTCATCCTTAGTCATCTTTTCTGTCCAACCAAGTAGTTTATTAACTGGTATTATTATACCCTGATCTAAAAATATCTTACGAGATGTCCACTTTGCAAGCTTGTATGTTCTACTACGCTCCATAGATCTGTACCATACCTTCACCTTTATACCAGACTTCTGTCCTTCTTCAGACATAGCCCAATCTACAGGATTAAGTACAAATGCATCATCTATAAAGCTAGTCTTACCTGAACCAGTCAATCCACCAATCAAATAGTACATTGACTTTCTAATGCCAACATACCTATTGAGCCTGTCAAAGCCCATAGGTATACCACCATTTCTTCCATCAAGGCCCTTTTGAACCTCTTCTTTTAGTAACTGAAAACTCATTAATATCGAAGGTTATCATCATTATCTTCTGGCCAGATAAACTTACCTAACCACAACATAAACTTTGCTACTAATATCCATAACACTACACTAATTATTATCTTCATGCTTTATATTTTTACTGTTTGCTAATTCTTTTAATTTTTCGTATGCGTTGTTCATTTGATCATCATCTGAGTAATACTCGTTTCTAATCTTTAACATCCACTTATTAAATTCTATTGTATTTTCCATAAATTATATGTCTGTTGGTCCTGATGCTGATTCAGGTGGGTTATCTTTCTCTTGATCCATGAGCTCTATAAAAGCTTCAAAGGTTCTTTGATTCAAATAAGTTATACTGCCTTGCATAAAGCTCATAATGTTTTTTCTCTCTTTTATAGATCGTTGAACTTTTACATCCACTTCGTATTTAAGAGCTTTAGTGAGCTGCTGTGCTGTATAATCTCCTTCTTCAATGATCGCTTTAAACTTTCTTCTACATTCTTCTTTACCTCTTCTCAAGGCTCTTGTACCTTTGAACTTATGTCTGTCCAAAGACCATGTGTCTGTAGTAGGATAGTTTTTCCACCATTCCTCAAAATCAGTTGTTATTGGTTTTCGTTTAACTATTTTATTATCCTCAGAGTTCTTTACATATTCCAATAGGCTCTTGCCCACTGTAGTGAGTTTCTCTTCATCTTTAGTTATAAGACCTTTTCTAATTAAAGATTGATAAAGAGCAGCAATCTTCATACTATCCTCATACAAGGGTTGTACATCATACTGCTCATCTATCATCTTTAGTAAATAAACTAGATCAAGGTTATAACTTTTTTTGATGAGTTCTTGAAACATCTTTGGGGTTATGTGGATCTTCATCTAGTGGGGGTTTATTTACTATTATTTTTGCAGGTTTCTTGTTCTTGACACTTTGTAAGTGTTCCCATTCTTGCCATTCTATTTCTATTCTTTGGCGTCTCTCTATTTCATACATCTTATCATTAGCATAAGCTGCATGTTCCCAGTCTTCGTTAATCAACTTAGACATTATTTCTTAGATTTTGGCTTGTTCTTAGATCCTTTTGGTCTACCTCTACCTCTTTTAGGTTTCTTACCACCTTTCCAGGCTTCATTCTTATTAGGTGTGCTTGGGTCATCACCCTTATATCTACCTTTTTTATCACGAGCTCTCTTTGTTTGCTCATCATAAGGATCATCTTCTGCAGTGAGTATACTATATACTCCTACGATTACCATTGCTATTACAATTGCCAACACTGAGATTGACGCATAATAAACTGTACTTAAAACTACTTCCATTTGTTTATTTATTTATTTGATTATTAATTTTTAATTCTTAATCCAAACTGATTGTTAAACCAACTTAGATTTTCCTTCGCTTTATTAGTATTAAACTTAAATACTTTTTTCATTAATTTAATTGCATACTTATTAAACTCTGACTTTTGATCATTAGTCATTGTCCAATTGAAATACCACTTATCATCGTCAAGAGTGTCCACCACTCTTTTACCAACCATATCTAACTGATATTCAATAAGATGCCTCATAATGTTACCTCTGTTAACTTTTTTCTTCACAGATTTAAAATAAATTTAGTTGATTAGGTATTACAGTGTTCTTCTTACGCTTACCTTTTGTAAGAATCTTTACAATCATGCTTTCAGCTTGGTCTATGTAGTACTTATAGTTTATATTATCCACTGGAGAATCTCTCTCTAGATAATTACAAACATGACACACCCATTCACCAGCTTCCACCTGACTTCTCTTAGCAGCTTTACTATCAGAGTCATGGTTCTTCACCTTGTAAACTTTCTCACCAGTCTTAGACACATAATATCTAATCAGTTTGTTATACTTCGTTTTAACATTAGTTACCTTATTAATTCCCTCATAGTGGAAATCTCTAGATGCCTTCTTCCTGATACAGAAATCATATAAATTCTTATGATTCATAATAGTATCTTTAACAGGAATACCGTGCACATAGTACTGCTCAAGAGCAATGGGAACTATCCTACCTGACTTGTTCTTATGAAGCTCAAAGTCTGTAAGAAAGTCCCCCTTTTTCTTGACATAACCATCAGGCATGATGGCTAGGTAGTCATTAACAGTGGAAAACAAGATCTTTGTATAGTCTGTACGTTCTAGTACATACTGTGTGGTCTTACACCACCAGTCATTGATCTCATGCATCTTGGGAATCAAGTCTTTTCTCACTTTAATCGTTACACCGTCTGTGTTGGCAGAGATAATCTTGATATCATTGAGCTCATACTTTTCAATAAGCATCATTAAGCTAAACTCACCAGTTATAGTGGTGAACATAGTTAACTGCCTATCATATATCCATGAGTTCATGTCAGATGATTTACCATACACAGAATTGACTGCAAGCTTAAGTGCTCCTACAATTCCCTTAATCCTCCTGTCACCCTTAGCTTGTGGTTTAAGCTCTAGTCGTTTCTCAAACATACGTTTGTATCCATTCAAGAACTCTTTACCCAGGTGAGCAGGATATTTTTCATTGTTAATTATTATAGCAGGATAATAGCTAGCTACATCCCAATCTATAATCTCATGATCTTCATCTTCTTCAAACACCTCTGGTTTGTTTTCTGTATGAAGACCACCTTTCATAAAAGAATACACATTATCATAGAAATGTACGTGCTCTTTAAAGTTATCCATAAGGCCTAGCTTACGCTTCTTGACACTGCTTAACAGGTCCTGTAGCTGCTTGGTCTCAAACTTAACATAATGAGCAATACAATTCTTCATATTGATACTCTTTCTAAAATATCCTTTACGTGGAAGCTCACGTATATCTATACCCTTTTCTTGACAGTAATACTTCTTGATGATCTCATCACCAATCTTACTATCAGAGTAATTAAGACAGCTTATACCAAACTCCTCTTCTATATCTTTACGAAGCTGCACTTGGTTATTACCCTTGTATAAAGGATGCTCTGTCTCTCCTATAGTGATCTTGTAGAACTCATAGGTTGCATCAACATCATTAAAACAATACTGTAATGACAAGAACACTTCATCCTTGGTCATGTTTGTTTTAGTGTGATGTATAGGCATCTCCTCTATGTTCTCAAGATCCATTTCAAACTCTAACCTCTTGAGGCTAACACGTCTGTTCTTATTATCATAGTGGTGTATCTTAAACAAATCCATTTGCTTTAGAGAAAGCTCGTGCTCTCTATACTCAGGAAACACATCATAATTAGCATCATGTATAATATCCTGAGCCTTCTGTGCAATCTTAGAACATATCTCTAGTCCTGTACAATCATGCCAATGGTCATAGTTTCTAAGTATCCATTCAACAACCTGAGCATCAAAGCGTAGATTATTGTAACCCACCCAATAAGCATCCTTGTTGTCTTCAGTGTACTTAGCAAATGCATCAAGCTGATTCTGCCACTTACTAACTGTAAAGCTCTTAGGTGTGTTCTCAGGCTTCATGCATACAACTATAAAGCATTCCTGCATAGTTTCTATGTCATATATAATTACATCATTCATTGTTTGTCTTTTTTAAATCTTTCCACTCTAAATAAAAACCAATTGCCACAATAACATTCATGCCTACACTACTGAGTATTTCGTATAGGTCATGAAAGTTATGTATAGACAAATGTATGTGTCCAACCACCCAAAATGGTATAGCTAGGTTACCTGCCACCCATTTAATTAAAAAGGTTATAAATTTCATAAAAGGTTATTGCTGAGCCTACAAAAATAATCAATTTAATTAGATTACCAAATAGAAAACCCACCACAATTTTTAAGAAATAGAATAAATTCTTTAACTAACCAAAGAGGTGCACTGTGTGAAGGTTCATAAATAGCACCACCATCACCTACAACACCTGAAAACATAATTGTACCATAAGGATAGTCTCTATTAAGCATCATTGCAATACTTGCATCAAGCATACCACCATTTCCTCTTGTAGACCAGCCTCCCATGTTACAATATATTACATCTTCATCATCAATTAAGTTTTCTTCTTGAGCTATCACTTTCTCTAGTGCATCTGCTAGAGCATTACACTCTTGCCAGTTATCTAAACCTTTACCATCGTTATGATTCCAATCAAGATTAAAATCTAATTCAAATTGTTCTGCTGCATGTTTGCAAATTTGCACAATAGGTCTCCAACCCCACCAATTACTTCTAAAATAATAACCAGGATTGTTCTTCTCCCACTTCTCTAGAGCTCTCCAGAACTCATCTTTCTGCTCATCAGT